TGAGGAAAGGGTGCCTGGGACCGACAAGTTGCCGGTCATGGTCAATCCCGCCAAGGTGGTTGCTCCGGTGACGTTGAGAGCGCCACCTACGGAGGCATTACCGCTGGTGGAAAGCGACGAGAGGGTGGTTGCTCCGGTGACGGCGAGGGTGGACGAGAGGGTTGCTGCTCCTTGTGATTCAAAAGTGCCGTCACTCTTTACGCCGAGAGTCGATACTTGCAATTTCGAGCTGTTTCCAGCGCCGTCACAGATTGTTTTCAGCGTTGAGCTGAAGGGAGTGGTGTCTGCGGTCTTGAGGAGAGAGGTGTAAGTCGAAGAGACCGTGCTGCCTGTGAGTGGAGTTCCCATATCAGAAATGTGTTGTTTGTCTGCCTAACCATTATCTGAGTGGAAGGGCAGACAAAGGCGTGTTGCCCTTTTATATGATCATCTGCTGTGACGATAGGTGATTTTGGATGAGCTGGTTTTCTCGCGCTTGAAACGAGCTTTTTCCGTGGAACTCATTTCACCAACGGTTTTAGGAGTCTTGGAACTGACACGCTTGGACGGACGACATGCCGGATAGCCGTCTCGCGTCTCGCCTTTCTGGCGTCCGCACGGCTTGCCGGTTTTCAGATCAATCCACTTCTCGGCGAACCAGCGTCCTAGACCGCCTTTTGGTTTACTTGGCATTGGAGGCTCGGTATTTGCCGCCGCGCCGCTTGTACTCCTGCACTAGCCATCCGTTGGCATAAGCAGACGGGTATACATCGAACTTGGCTTTGGCGGCAGCTTTGACCCTGGAATAGAGAGCCTTGTTGGTGGGTATGTTTTTCATTCTTTTGGGAGAACGTACCACCCGGCGGGCAGCGTCACATTGGACGGCCCGACGAGCTTCTTGTCTCGGTCGAAACCATAGACGCTGGCCGTCACGGGCTTGGCTAGCATCACCGGATCACCGTGAGGCACCAGGACCACCCGTGTCATCTGGCAGCCCAGGCAGATCGGCAACACGGCGAGCCAGATCGTCCTTGAGATCCTGCGGAGCTTGGCCGTGCTGGACATCGGTGGGCGGGGTTTCGCGGAAGAAGTCGAGGATGGCGCGGAGGATCTGATAGATCCAGTTCACTCGGGCTTCTTGCGGTTGCTCTTGATCGACCACCCGATGCTGGCCAGCGACAGGAGGGCACCGACGATCTCGGTGAGCTGCTCGGTGGAAGCGATGCCCTTGGCAACGAGGAAGCCGCCCGCAGCGGTGAGGGCGTGGCGGATGAGGGAGGCGATGTTGGGATTCATTTTCTAAAAAACAGTTTGTAGGTACCGTATGCCATACACAGGAACCCTAGCACGGCGGTCGCTAGCTGGACCCATTGGGTGAGAACCGGAGCCAGCGAGGCAGCGGTCAGGCCAGCGGCTGCGCCCATTGCAACGGTCACAGCATTGTTCGACGGCTCGTTGGTCATGGTTTACTGGGTCTTTGCGGCGTTGGCAGCTTCGAGGATCGCATCGGCCAGCGGCACGGCGACTTTCGCATTCTGGTAGCCACCCGCTTTGATTGCGATGTCGATGAGCTGGAGCAGTTGGTTGATCTGCTCGGTGCTGAGTTCGATCTTGATCATGCGACGGGAGCTTCGATGATCGGAGACGGAGGATCAACAACCGGCTCGTCATTCGCAACCACAACGGGCTTCGGCAACGACGCTTTGTAAGCCTCCACAACCGCAGGAGTCCACAGCGCATTGGCGATCTTCACAACCTCAGGCGGCTGGCCTTCCAGCGAGTCACCGGGATTCAGGGTGTACTGCTCGGTGATTTCGGAGCCGACAATCGACCCATCTTTGTCGTAGTCGATGCCGGTCGTGACAAAGAGCGAGTTGTTGGCGTTCACCTGAACCTGCACGGTAGGAGTCTGGTCGATCATTGGGTGATGGTGTTGGCGGTTTGGCTAGCGGCGTAGGCTGCGATGGCGGCAGGCGTCCACACAGCGTTGGCGATTGCCACCACCTGCTCCGGCTGACCCGTAAGGTCGGAGCCGGGAGTCAGGCAGTAGCGTCGGTAGGTGGAGGCTTTGACAGCCTCGCCATCGACGATCTGATCCGCAAGACGGACCTGAAGGACGGTTGAAGGAAGAACCTCGCAAAGCGAGAAGATGGTGCGTTCGGTGAGCATGGGATTAGACGGTGTAGGTTGCAGAATAAATAATGTCTCCAGAGGTATCCATAGTCACAGCATTAACAGGACCTCCACCAACCGGATTGCTGTATAAATTAATGTGGGTAGATCCAACGCCAATGTATCCGGTTAATTGTGAGGTTCCGGCAACATATGCTATGTTGTTTATGAATCCAAATGTCGCGCTTCCATAAACATCAGGATTGCAACTGAACGGAAGACCTCCGAGTTGTAAATTGCCGGTTCCGGTGTGGGCTGTCCAATTAATATAAACCTCAACCGTAACAAGTCGGCCAACTTTAGTGTATCTAGCATTCTGCGACGTGTAAGTGCCGGTTCCGGCCACTCCAGATCCAATCACCGTCGGCGTAAAAGTCCCCTCCTCGTAATCGTCCAGCGTGTTGGCGTTTGCGCTGGCGACTTGGGTAGCCGGGAAATTGATGCCGCTCGAAAGCTGAAGAACACCAGCACCAGCCGTCGGCGTAACCCCTAGGCCAAGGTTGCCGGAGGAGTCGAGGCGTGCGGCTTCCAAACCACCACTCGAACCACGAACGACAAAAACAAGATCGTTCGTTGGAGTTGATTGGTTGGTGTACTGACAATTGATTGATGCGCCAAACAATCCGGCAGCATTGTAGAACTCAACAGAACCAAAGTTGTTGGTAGTGCTGCTGGTATTCTGGATTCGCAAGCTGGCACCACCTGCGGGAGGAGCCGTTAGAGCGGTCGATGTGTTCGACTTGGAAAGGTGAACGAATTGAGACGGTGCAGCCGTCCCAATACCCACCCGATCATTCGCCGAATCGACCTTCAGGGTGCTGGTATCAACGGTCAGGTCGCCGGTGATGGTGGCGGAGGCCAGCGTGGCGGTGCCGGAACAACCAAGTATGTTGTTCACGCTGATCTTCTTCGTCGTTCCAGACGCCGCCATCGTCGTGTCTGAAACATCGACAATCGGCAGAACATCGTTCGCCGGATCGGCGGCCGTCAGGGCCGTCAGAGCTGTAATTTTAGTATCTGCCATATTAGTTTACTGTTAGAATGAACTTGTTGGAATCTTCGGTGAGTAATAGGTCAGTACCTTGCTCGGTGGCTATTCGGTCATAGGTTCCAAAACTAAGGACAATTTTGTCCGAATTTTCCAATAGAACGAAGAAGTCGTCCTCCTGGAGCAAGTCCCTTCGCAGGATTGGCGGATCAATCGGGATGACGTTTCCGCCTCCCGAAGATGCCAGCCGAGTTCCAAGCGCAAGGGTCGTCACGGGGTTAGGATTGGATCACTCCGTAAGTGGCCCACACTAGGCCACTCGAAAGCTGAAAGCTGTTGATCGGAGCTTGGATTGTCACACCCGCCGGAATCGTCGCGGTCGAGAAGGTGCCATCGATTCTGCTCCCGCTGATGCTTGCGATCACGGTCGGGGCGAGGAACGTGATGGCTACGAACGGACCGGTGTAGCTCGCGGTATCTTGGACGAGCCGGCCACCTCCCACGCCCATCGAGTATTGGATCGCTTGATTTGATACGTCGCTCATATGTCCCAGATTTTCCGAATTTGATTCTTGGTGAAAGTGCTTTCAAAGCGCGATCCCTGCCGATCTTCCATGCGGCTGAACCCCTGCTTTACCTTGTCCTTGAGTTCGGCCTCGCGGGCAAAACCCGTGACCCCGAAGCGGGCCACGGGCTGTCGCGTCCAGCGTTCACCTTTGATCATAATGGAATCGGTATTCATCGGAGCGATATGCTCCATGGACCGACCCCTATTCTCGAAGGTGTAGATGGGCATGGATCAATCCTCAGTCTCTTCGCCGTCGTACTCGGCAACCATCTCGCGCATGCCCTTCTCGTCCATGGGTTTGTCCTCGCCGATCTTCTCGTACTCGGCTGGCATTCCGTTCACGCTTTGGATCTCGATATAGGCTTCGCCATTGTCGAGTTTCTTGAGAACTCCGCGAACATCTTCCAACATGACCTCGTCCCCGATCTCTGGCATGGCACCTTGTCCATCCTCTGTATCAGTTGAGAGAGCCTCGATAGGAATCGCAATCATGGGTGCATTGTTGTCGGCTTCTTCGCATCCGCAAGCAGAATCAGAAGAGGGGGCACCACCAAGTTTTTGATGATGCCCCCTTGGGCCGACGGCGATCACCATGATGGTGGCCGTCTTGGGTTTCATTACAGGGTGGTCGAGGTCTTCGTGCGATGCACCAGGTACCACACCGGGTTGCCGGTCGCGCCGGTGTTACCAGCGGCCAGACGCAGGGCGGCGAAGAACAGTTTCACGCCGACCGTGACAAGCTGGTTCAGCGGGTCGCTCTTGTCGGGGGTGTCGGTGATCACGATCTTCGGGGAGAGCGGGTCATCACCCGTGAGGGCTGGGATACCAAACGCCTCGTTGCCGAAGAAGAAGGACGCGATGATGTCCTTGCCGGCAGCCAGACCGCCACCAGCGGCACTCGTCTGATAAACAAACTCGTCACCAGCGGTAGAAGAACCGGTGCTGACGAACGAGTTGGTCTGGGTAACCACACGGCAACCGTAGATGGAGCCGACCTCACCCTTGTAGAACGGCTGGCCCTTGTTGCCGTAGTTGGAGGCGTTGAGCCAGTCGCTGTCGCGCATCAGGTCGCGGGCGACACGGGGATCGGTCGCGAGGACATAGCCGCCGTTGATGAGCGGGGCGCGATTGCGCTTGAGGCGGGTCATCGAATCGAGGACAGCGGAAGCCGTCATCGTGGCGTCAGCAGCAGTCGTGGAGCTGTTCAGCCCAGAGAAGGTCTGGGTGGTGAGCGTAGCGGGGTTGCCGTACACCTTGATACCACCGGAACCGGCGGCGGTGTTGCAAGCATCCGAGTTGTCGAATGTACCACCACCTTCGGCGGCGGAACCGATGGAGGTACCGCTGGCCGTGAGGTTGGAACCGATCAACACGTTGCGGATCACCGAGTCAACCCAGAGAGCCATGTCCAGACCGCTGGTCTTGGTGGCCTGCTGGAGGGAGTTGAACAGGTCGGTGGCGCGGAGGATGTCGGTGAGACCGATGACCTGACCGTACTGGGCGAGCGACTTGTCCAGCTTGTTGAGGGCCAGAGCGCGGTAGTTGGCCGAGCTGATGGCCGTACCCTCCGTCAGGGACTGGACGCTGCCGATGCTCGGAGGCCCGAAGCGGAACATGCTGATGGCCTTGTTGCCGTTGTTCTTCGGGATCGGAGCCTTCATGGAGAACTGATCGAGGATCGTCTCCTGCTGGACGATGCTGAGCAGCTCCTTGCTGAAGTAGTTCTGGAACTGGTTGGTGAGCGTGGTTGAGGTCGTGACTGGCATATTATAGTTGTGGTTGTGTCATCAGGCCGCTTCCCGGTCGAACTCCCGTGACGCTCGCATGAGCGCCTCCCTCTGCTCCTTGAGGGATAGCTTGGAGAAATCATTCTCCTGAGCCTTGAGTGTTCCTGCCGGTATGCTTTTGCCGATGGCTGTTTTCTGCTGGAGCTTTTCGAGTTTTTCCTTGAGCGATTTGTTCTCCGTTTCCAGAGAACTGGCTCTTTCAGCGGATTCTTGGAGCTTCACAATCTCGACCGCGTGAACAAGACCATCGGGCACTTGGGTGAGGAGCGGGAACTTCTGGAGTAGGCCAACGGTGCGCTTGTACGCATCGCTGTTCTGATCCTTCAACCACGCCTCCTTCTCGGAGAGCCTGCTGAAGTTGTCAGCCCACGCCTTCTGGAACTGTTCGCTCTGGGCCTTCTGAGCCCTTTCCCCAGCCAGCTTCCGCACACCTTCGGCTTTCGCCCGGGCGGCCTTTGCCAACTGGGTATCTCCATCGGCATCGAACTCCTTGGCCGCAGCCTCGTAATCCTCTGCCGTGTAACCCTTGTCATCCCGAACGGAGTTGACTTCCTGAGCCTTGGATTCCTCCCTGCTCTTGGTCCACTCCTCCCGTTCCCGCTTGATCGCCTCGCGCTCAGCCTTGAGGGCTTCCTTCTCGGCGTTGATCGATTCCCAGGTCTTCGCCTTGCGGGCGTTCTCCTGGGCGAACTTGCTGCTCTTCTTCTCCGCTGCCGGAACCTCCACGGACTCCTTGCTTGGTTCCTTCTCAAGCGCCTCTTCTTTGCCGGCTGGAGCAGCTTCTGCTGCCACCTCTTGCTCAACAGACCTTTCCGTTTCTTGTTTCGGTTCGGCCTTTGTCGTGCTGTCGATATCGACGCCGGAATCGTAGGCGCTGGCCAAGGCCAGCATGTTGTCCGCGCTCAATTCTTCTGCCATGTGCTTTTGACTCGTTTGCTGATCTGCACAGATCAACAACCGCAACTTTGATCCTATGTGTTCGTGACAGAATCCGGATCAGGATCCTGTCCCGTAATTGATTCCTGATCGGCCATCACTTCGATGACCTTCACAAGACTTGCCTGACCCATGGCAAAACCTGCCGAGTATTGCAAATGATTTCTGTCCGTTATCGCAGAGGCGTTCTGCATGAGAACGGTGTTCAGCAATGCGTCCTTGAACTTTTTGCCGACTTCGGAATGGAGGAAGGAGTTGAGTGCAATGGCCTCTTCCTTGCCCCATGGAAGCGGGTCCACCCATTTCTGGTGGCGTGAGAAACTCCAAGCGGCCTTGATCCGACCTATGAGGGTGATCACTTGGCGGCGGCTTTCTTTCTTTTGCCCGCAGCGGCACGGCGCATGAATTCTGCGGCACCGAGTTTCTTGCGTCCGATATAGGCTGCGAGCCCTCGCGGATCATCCGCCCCCTCCTTCTTGAGTTGGGTGGCGAGTTTGCTGAACTTCGATTTCGTTTTCATTGGATCCTTTGATCACCAAGCCTTGCATGACCAATACTTGGGAGTCGTCTTGTCCTTCGCTTGCGCGCAGTTGTGCCGCGCCCGGAAATTCTTCCTTCGCCCGGGATCATCCCGCTTGATCTCCATCTTCGGATCACCGAAGCGGACCTTGATCACCGTACCCTTCGGGTTGCGAACATACACCGCCTTCTTCTTCGCCTCGCCCGGCGTGTAGAACGGTTTGTTCAGCGTCACCTTCTTGCCTTGGTATTCAGCCATGTTGATTTGCCTCCATCACGGCCTTGCGGGCCATTCTCCCCTTCGGAATGATCACGGTCGGAATCCCCTCCTCAAGCACCGGCAACATCACGGGCTCGGGCGGTTCTCTCCTCACCCTCTTGGGCGGCGGATGCAGCGGTTGGAACTCACCACACCAATCCATCGCATGCACAGTAGGCCAGCAGCTTGGCCTGCCGCTCGGCGGGAACCTGTGGCACGAACCATCACCACCACGATACTTGCACTCGATGCAATTCATTTTGGAAGCACCAGCTTGGATTCTTTTTCGTACTTCTTGAAGTAGTCCATGAGCATTTTCGGGCTATGCGTGTTTGTGAGCATTTCTTTCGACGGAACGTATTTCCACCTGTTGTTTCCAAGATCGCTCCATTGACCACCCATGTACTTCACTCCATCCTGAACCAATCCACTATACTTTGAATCGGTGCTGAACGTCGGATGATTTGGTTTCTTGTATTTGTCCGGAAGGTGCGCTGATGGGTTTGATAAATCCTCAACTTTCCCTCGTTCCTTCCAATAACCACGCAAATCATAGTCTTGAAGGTCGTTCAAAATCTCTCGGTTCAAGTCTGAAGACTTGTCGTGAGCCCACACCTGAAACTCCATTTCTTCCTTAGGACTCAACGGAGTATTAAATTTGTCAGTATAGTTCATTGTACGGGACCGGGAGCAGGAGCGGGAGCGGCAGGCACCGGTCCCTGTTGCGCGAGCATGCCCGTACTCTCAAGGAACTTCTGGATCTCCTTCCGCAGCTTCCGGGCCTCGTTCGTCGCCACCTGCTCGTAAGACTG